ATTGCTTGTAATAGCAGTATTGGTTGTTGTATTACCAATAGAAATAGCAGTAGTAGAAATACTGCTATTAATTGTTGAATTGCTAACTGAAACAGATGTAGCAGATACAACAGAATTTACAGTGCTGTTACCAACAACAGAAGGTGCTACCTTGCTTGTCTTTGACCATGTATTAAGTGTTGAATTATATGTGTATACATAAGAGCCGTCACTATAAGTTTGACCATTAGTCCATGGTTTGTCGGGTTTTGGTGTTGCTGGCATATCTTATATTCTCTTAAAAAGCTGGTGGCAGGAAGTCAAACCAATAGTCATATTCACCATCGTTGACATACATATATAATTTATTTTCATCAACATAGAACCAAATATCACCTAAGTTAGGATTATTGGGTGGTGAAGCGCCATTATAAAATGTAGTGCCCCCGCCACCACCACCAGCACCTGTTGTCCATTTACCTAATGCTGCGCTGTAGACAAGGACTTGACCATCACTAGGAGTTTTTACAGTTGAATAATTTACATCATCTAAATCGTAAAGAAGAACTGCACCTCCTCCAGAACCGCCGCCGCCCATTGCAGCAGTATATTTAATTGTGCTGATTCTTTTATCAAGGTCTTCTTTATTTTTATTTATTGTGTCAAGTAGTTTATCTTCTACTTCTTTAAATTTTTCTAAGGATGCAGTATCTCCTCTGTCACCTTTAACTCCTTGTTCACCCATAGGCCCTGCAGGACCTGCAGGACCTGCAGGTCCTTCATCACCCTTTAAGCCTTGAATTCCTTGGAGACCTTGAGGTCCTACTTCACCTCTTTCACCTTGTTCACCATCTTTTCCATCATCGCCTTTGTCACCCTTAACACCTTTTTTGCCCATAGGACCAACAAATCCCATGTCACCTTTTTCACCTTTGACACCCGCTAGACCTGCTTCACCAATGAAACCTTGTGGACCTCTTTCACCAGATTTACCTTTAATACCTACAGGACCAATCATGCCTTGTTCACCAGCAGGTCCCGCTTCACCTATGAAACCTTGTGGGCCTATTTTACCCTGTTTACCTTCAGGACCTATAACACCTTGTTTGCCAACAGGTCCTGTTTCACCAATAAAAGATTTTGAACCTATAAAATTTCTCAATTCTTCATTAAGAAAATTAAATTTTTCCGTTAATCTTTTTTCTTCAGATTCAACAGTATTATTTAATTGTTCTTTTAAAGAATCAATTTTTTTATCTAATTTACCTTCGATTTTTTTAGAAGCAGCTAAAGTAAAAGCTAAGGTAGTCATTTCTGACATAGTATTGCTTTGCATCTTTTAATCTTCTTTAGTAATGTAAAGGTTTGCTTCTTCTAAACTATCTTCTAACAAATATGAATTGACTGCCTCAAGCAATTTCACTTGTTCTATTTCTATTTTTTTTCTTGTATCAGATTCATTTGCAGCACTTGCACTAGGACTAATTCCTGTTGTATCAGTTGTCTTTGGTGTCTGTTGTTGTTGCGTATCATTTTGAGTATCTGGACGATTAGCAATAGGTGCAGGTGCTGTATCCATTCCTTCAGGAGGAGGAGCCATCATGGGCACTTTTTCTTCACCCATCTCGTCCATCATGTCAGCAATTTCTTCTTCTGATTGATGCAAGATATTCTTACGAACCCACAAATCAGAAAAGTAACGACCGATGTATGGCATTACTTGATTAAGTGTATTGATACGATTCTGTAGGACTTCTGCTTCTTTGAATTCTTCAAAGTGATTGTCAATTGTAAAGTCAAAGTTAATTTGATTCTTTAGTTCAGGCCAATCTGCTTCTGAGATAACACCTTTTAAAATTAATTGCTTTTCAAGTGCTTTCAAGAATATCTGTGAGAAGCGACGTCTTAGTCGACCAACAAACTTTGTAAATTTAACTTCATCTCTAGAAATTTCTGCAGCACGACCAAGGTTGAATCCTGAACTGCCAGAATCAAGACGAGACACAGGAACATTCAATGACTGATATAGTTTCTTTTGGAAGTAAAGAACGTCATCCATCTGACCAAGGTTTTGTCCACCTGGCAATGTTGTAATTTCTGTTCCTCTGTTACCTTCACGACGAGGCAACCAATAGTCCTCAAGCATAGTCATATACTTACGGTCGTCTTTTACTTCACCTGTTGTTGCATCATAGACAACACGATTCTTGTGGCGAACCATCATGTCTCTTAGATATTGCTCTGCCTTTACCTTAGGCAAGTTGCCAACATCAATATAGAAGATACGGCGTTCTGGTGCTCTAGAAATACGATAGATAACAGTAGCATCTTCAAGCATTCTTAACTGGTTGAGTGGTTTGATTGCTTTCTGAATATATGAATAAACCATCTGGTTATTCTTATCCATTAATCCTGATGTAATATGTAGGATAGAATCAACTGCAATTCTCAAACCACCAGTCGCATTGTTGTCTTGTGCCATTGTTGCACCAGGACCTGCAATGTTGAAAGCACGATCATTATAGACATAATACTCACGCTTTACTTGCTGTGCGATAATAGGACCTTTAGGTGTTTTCTTTACTTCACGCACCTTACGAATCTTGCGTGGATCAATGTATCTTAATTCTTTAATCCCATCTCGTGGGTTCTTTTCATCAATGATGATATGGAAGAACATGCGACCATCAACATACCATCTCTTGAATAATTCATATGCTTCTGTTTGAAAGTTAAGAAGATCAAGAACATTGTCAAATTCTTCTCGAATTTTATTCTTGACAGGATCACCATATTGATTGATCTTATCTAAATTGATCTGAACTACATCATCTGCATCTGTATCGATTGCTTCATTGACGATATCATCAATAGCCATCTCAAGTTCAGGTTGTAGTGAAATTTCTCTGTATTTTGCGACTAGTTCTGCTTCTGTGCGAGCAGTGCCATCAAGATCAATATAGGTGCCATAAGCGCCACCCGCCGCAACAATAACCGCACCGTCATCCTTAATTTCTGGGGTAAAGGATTCTAGCGGTTCTTCATTTTTACGTTTGATCTCAAAGCCAAAAAGTTGAACCATAATTTATTTTCCTTAAAAAAAGAGAGTCATCTTTATTTATGATGACTCTCTTCTAGGTATTTCAAATATTAAGCAATAACGCCAGTTGTTGTCGGACCTGAGACAACAAAGTAGTCATATTGGAAAACAACTTGAAATTCTTCAATTTGGTCGTTAGCATTCCAATCAAGATCAATTGAAGAAACAGTTTCTGGAAAACAACCAGCAAGAGTATAATTTCTAAGAACATTACCTTGCTTACCAAATTGTATAACCTGACCAACACTCTTGTATAATCTTTCTTGTGGCAAGTTGCCGTTTCTTAGATTACCAATATGAGAATTGATTCTGCTGTTCCATACTTCAAGAGAATTTCTAATTCTAAAATCTTCGTCATTCATAACAGTTATAGTCCAGGGGTCATAAACACGATCCCCAGCAATTTTTACTTTGCGTCCAAAATATGGAATTTGAATAAGTCCAAGATTAGATGCTGGAAGTTGTGTAGCACGAGCCATAAACTGTAACTCAGATAGATCGCCGACAACACCCGGAGGCATTGTCAGGATTACTTGGAACAGTGTAGGGCGAGCGCCACCAAAGTTCATAGCACCTTTGATTTCATCAATACTGAAAGCCATTTGTTATCTCCCCCTTAGAATTTGCCGACAATTTCATCAAAGTTAACACCAGTGCGGACAGCAATGAAGTTAAGCTGGATGAAGTTGATTGAACGAGCTGGTTTAATATAGATATCGCCCCAGAATTCATTGCGGTCAATTCTTTCAGGTGTGTTATTTGTGTCATCACAGATAACTCTGAAGTCATAGATACCACGGCGACCCTTAACATCACGTAAGAACGGTTCTACAAGATTTTTGAACTGTGCTCTTGTGTATTCGTCATTGAGTTCGAATAGTGAAGACTGAGCAGCGATTGCAATTGCCTTCTCAAGAACAATAAACAGACGACGAACATTGATACGGTCGAACGCTGAAGGTCTTGCAAGCAATGTTTTGTCACCAAAAAGAATTACACCTTGACCTGGGAAGTTAACAACAGGATTAATACCTGCCTTATACAATTGATCACGGTTGCCCTTGTTTGGATTGTATGCAAGCTTAACAACATTCTTGATTTGACCACGATTGAAACCAGCAGGTGAGAACCAAGGATCACGAAGATCATCTGTTCTTACTACAGTTCCAGCAACGTCACCGTTCAATGGAATATAGCGATAAACATCATTGAATTTGTCATACTGATATTTATAGCCAGAATCAAGAACAGCGTATGAAGTTGAACGAAGCGCATTACGGAATGTAATAGTGTCATTCAATTCATCACCAGGATTTGCTACTACAGTTTCTCGCTTAGGTGAAACGAATACCACACAATCCTTACGGAATTCTGCAATATTATCAATTAAGTAGTTAGCAAGACCTTCGCCAGATACGCCAAACTGTGACTTACCTGTCAAGATCAATGAAACATCAACATCTTCTGCACTCTTGAACAAGTCATAAGCAAGAGCATAATGTCCTAGTGTAGCTGTTGTTTCTGTTACGCCATCAGTACCACCTGATAATGATAGATTCAACGGAGCAGTATTGATTCCTGCAATGTTTGCAGCAGTCGTAATGTTGTAACCTGCTCTGTGAGATGCCCACCAAATCCATTCTGATGATTGATTTAGAACGTCTGCGTAGTAGATTGAACCACCTTGTTCACCTTTTGCATCAGTAGCACGTGATACGTTAGCGAATACTTCAAGTATTTGATTCTTTGTTCCAGAAATAACACCATCTTCATCAACAACTACAATATGCAATTCATCATCGGCACCGCCTTGATTAAATGCAAATGTTGAAGTTCCTGGAGCTGTTCCTACTCTGTTAAAATATTCCCAATAACGAGTTACTGAAGTTGGTGAAATATTAGCAGAAAGCGCATAAGGAATTTCTGTTGTTAGAGTGAATCCAGCAGCGAATTGTGTGCTGTTTGCATATGTTGTATTAGAAGCAACCGCACCTTCTGATGTAACCTTAAGATACTGGAATCCAATTTCGCTGTTACCAATCTCAATATAATCGCCAACCTTAATGAAAGCTGCAATTGAAGCAGCCATTGTATTAGCGTTTGAGTTTGATGTTGCAGAAACAACTTTAACAAGCATGTTATTGCTATTAACTACACCAGCAAATGTTGCAACAGAATCGGCGTTACCTGTAATTGCAAGTGAATAAGCATTTGCAGAATCACAGACAGCAACTTTTAGTGAGTTGCCAAGATAACCAGGCCATTTTGCAAAGTAAAGAGCATCTGCATCAAGACTTCCTGTTTTGATATCATAGTCATCACGGTTTTTGATCTGAGTGTTGCTGATTGCGCCACCCTGAGCAAATGTGATGTTTAGAAGAGCACCTGTACCAGAACCACCTGTTGGGATGTTTCCTGTTATAACATCAGGCTGTGCAGTATAGGAACCTGCATCATTAGTTGCTACTGACAATACACGAGTTGTAACTGTAACAGTCAAGCCTGAACCTGCACCTAGTGTGTTTGAAGTAGCATTAGCTGTAAGTGTCGGATTTACTGTATAAGCACCACGGTTGATAATTGCAAGTGATGCAACGTTGCCAGTACCGTTTGTTGTAACAGCAGCGTTTGCTGCTGTACCAGTTCCTGTTGCAAGAGCAATGATTGTAGAATTAGTATAACCAGAACCTGCAGCAACAACTGTTAGTGTTCTTGCTTCTGTTGTTACAACATTGACAGATGCTTTAGCATCAAATGATCCGCCGTCGATAAACAAAATATCGCCAGGAATATATGATCCTCCAGTACCACCAATATTGACTGCAGATGTGTCTAGTGTAAAGTCGTCAGATACAGAAGCACCAGCATTAAAACTGTTAGCTGCAACTGCACGAGATATGTATAGTTTATTTCCATATCCTAAAAAATTTGCGGCGGTAAACCATGTTTCAAAATTGTTTGCAGTTGGGTTTCCGTATTGTTGAAGCAATTCAGTTTCTGAAGTAACTAAATGTAATTCTTGAGCGGGACCCCATCTGAAAATACCAGCAAGAGCGCCTTCAGTAGTAGATACTGCAGGAACAATTGTTGTTAGATCAATTTCGGTAACATTAACGCCAGGACTTACTTGAAATGGCATCTTCTTCTCCTTTAATAATAATGAAATTTGAGTACTTCATTCTTATACTTGTAGTATGATTATTTATAAATTAGTTAATTTAAAAGAATTCTATCGAATTCGCTAGAAGAAACTGAGATATTCATCTCTTCTGGCATCCCATCATCATACATTCCAAAGGGAGTAAGGTCCTCCTCAATTTGTCTCTCGTTGTCCTCAAGCATTTTTTGTCTGATATCTGTGTTAGAAACATCCTTGAAGTAGTTTTGAGAGACCATCCAAGCAAATAGAACAAGACACATTACTAAGTCATCATGATGACCTTCTTCAGCATTGTATGTTGTTCCATCAACTACATAAGTTGATAGTTGCTTGATAATCTTATAATCATTTAAGACGATTTGATTCTGTTCGATTAGCGACTTGATATTAGAACAACCAGATCTCTTAGTGACCTTTGTTGTTTTAATACCAAAACGCTGTGTATTTCCAAATCCTGCACCTAGAACAGTTCCTTTACGACCAGAAGTTCTAGTCATAACAATGTTTTCATATTCAAGATCTTGATGAAGAATATTCACCACCTGCGTTCCTGTATTTATTTCAATCAAGATAGCAGCATCATTATAGTAACGACCAACGTTTGCAAGAAGTGTTGGATACAGAAGTTCTTGCATCATGTTGTTGTCATAGGTTGCAACAACTTCATAAGGCATCACAGAACAGTCAATGACTGTAAATGCTGACGAGTCAAGACCTAATCCTTCTGATACGTCTACAGTCAGTGCATATATATGATCTTTGATAGGTTCTTTGTAGATTCTTACATCATGCAATTCTTTAATCGGATCAAACCATACAAGTTTTGAAAGTATTGCTGGATGAATAAGTGTGTTGGTTGAACCTAAAAACTCACACTCAAATTCTTGTCTGAACTGATCTTTAGATGTGTTGCGGATCATTTCATCTGCCCAGGCCTGGTCACGCCCAGGAACATCTGACCAGTGAACATCAACACGAGCGAAGTTATTCTTGCCTTGTTCGGATTCAATCCAAATCTTATGAAATAGATCCATGCCGTTTGGTGTTGAGGTAATAAGAACTTTAGTTGATGAACCAGATGAAATCGTTGGAAACACGGATGAAAAGAATTGATCCTGCAAGTTTCTAGGCACGAAGGCAAACTCGTCAAGATAGATTAGATTGAACGAGCGACCACGAATAGCAGATGATGTAGTTGCACCTGCAAGACATTTAGAACCATTTTCTAGTTCAATTGATTTCTTGTTCCATTCAACAATACCTTGCTGTAACCACTTAGGCAACCATTCGTAAGCCAACTGCATACGAGAAAGAATTTCGATTGATTGTGATTCTTTGTTTGCAAGAACAGCACAACTAAAGGTTTCGTTGAAAAGAAGTTTGTGTAGAAGATATCCAACAACCCCTGTTGTCTTACCAACCTGTCGAGGCATCTTGCATACAGAATATCTATTATCATCAAAAGTCTTGAACATTTTTTTCTGATATTCGTATGGTTGAAATTGAATAAGTCCCCTATCTACATGGACAATCTTTACATAAGTTGCACAGAAATATTCAACATTGCTAGCACACTTGATATACTCAGCAACCTGTTCCTTGCTAAATTCAAGTTTAATATTAGAACGCTTTAAGTTATTATTACCTAAATATGCTGTGCTAGGTTGGTTCATTTTCTTGCTTTATCATCTTTAGTAGTTCTGCAGATGAGCCAACAAACAAGTTATTATTTGTCACCTGCTTATCAGGTGTTTTATCATCACGGTTTAATTCTTTGTTATCTTTATTCAACTGCATAAGATCTTTGTTTGCATCAAGCATCGTTTTCATGAGGTTTGTTGCAACCTCAAACGCTCTTGCAGACTCTGACTGTTTTGCAATATCAATAATATCTTCAAGAGCAGACATACCCTTTTCGATAACATCATAGGTATTACGTCTTGCATACTCAAAGTCATTTGTATCAATCTTAGGTCTTGCCGGAAGTAACTCAATCATCTTTGTTGGCTGTGTTGGGATATCAATACCTAAACTTTGAGAGATCACATCATCTTTAGCCATTTGGGAATAACGTCTTTGTGTC